TGATGACTTTATGATGATTCCAAACAATCATGTGATCGGCGAGTTTACTGAATACCCGGCGTTTATGTATGTTGGGAAAACCTACGAGCAACCATGGAAGCGGACGCAACAAAACGGCGTTTGACAATATCCACTGAGTGGGTATATAACTGATGTGGCAATAGTGCCAACGACCGGGCGGTAGCCCAAGGAGTTTGACGATATGGGATTCTTTGCACAGCATGGGAAGTATTCGGAAGGTAGCGGGAAAAAGTTCTCCGTTGCCGAGCAGGGCATTTACATCTGCGCCCTCATTGATTGCGAAGCGGTACAGGGTAAGAGCTTCGACGATCCAAACGTTCTCGAACCCAACTTTAAGTGGGTGTTTGAAACCACGGAAGTCGGTGACGATGACGGCCAGCCGTTCCGCTTCATTCAGTACACCAAGACCTACTACGGCAACGAGAAAGCGAAACTGACAATCCTGCTTGATGGCATGGTTGGACGCATGACTAACGCGCAGTTTGCCGCACTTGACATCGAAGCGCTCAAAGCCAAGTCATGGCAAGTAGTCGTAGGCACTCGCCAGAAAATGAACGGGGAACTTACCAACGTCATCGAGACAGTAAAGCCGGTAAAGGTTGCAGCTACAAAGCCCTTGAAAAAGGCTGTGCCGGTAACGGATGACATCGCGGATCCGTTTGACGAATAGGTGAGAAACCACTACACGGTCGGCAAGCTTGACGCGCTGGCGGTAATCGAAGATTGGGGGCTGGACTTTGTGTCCGGCTCCATTCTCAAATACCTACAACGGCAGGAGCATAAAGGGCAGGCGGAAGAAGACCGGTACAAAGTACTTTGGTACGCCGCTTACCTTGTGACACACTCCAGGGAGTATGCCGACCGGGTAGTAAATGATGCCAAGGAGATAAGTAAATGAAACTATTGACCGCTGAACAAAAAGAACAACTCGCAGACACAATGCGACAAATTGAAGAACTTTATGAGCGTTGCGATCTCATGTGCAACGGAAAGATTCCGTATACACATTGGGCGTGTATCCGCAGAGCGCACATTAAAGCACAGGATGCAAGCTGCAAGGTGATGTGGTTTAGGCCATCAGACCTTCAAGGTAATGACAGCGCAAGGTTGTCGTGGAAGCTTGAAGACAAACGCACAGCAATGCGTGAACACTACAGCAAAATCCGATTAGATCGGCAAGCGGAAGGTACTAACCATGGCAATAGCATTTAGTATCGAAGAAAAGAAAGAACGCATCCGGCAAGCAATGGAGATTTATGCCACCACCGGATCATGGTCTAACGCCGACAACATTGTCCGGCGGCAGAGCGTCGAGAAGTGGGTACGGAATCCGGAGCTGCTGGCCTACGCTTCAAGCCTTGGTTACCAGCAGATGTGTACCGATGAGGTAGCAGGCTTTGCACCGGTAACAGCACACTACACCGCTCGTATCGCTTTCTCGGGTGCCTTGGTGCATATGAGGGACGGCAAGGTTGTTTGCCGGGATGGCGCAAGAATCCACTACGCCATCAGCCACGGGCAGATGGTGATGTACAAGCTTGACGGTGCAGGCAACCGGCATCATGCAGGTGCTGCTTACTTTAGAGGCACTGATGTCATGGCTAACGACTGGATGGTAATACGATGACTTTTGATCGAGCCATACGGGCTTTGTTGAATGGTAAAGCGATTCGGCGAAAAGATAAGAAGTTTGTACGGATAGGCCAGACTACTGAAGAACATTGGCTAGAAGGGCCAAGTGGTTATGCCATCGCAAGTTTCGGTGTTGATGTTGACTGGATTACTGCAGATGACTGGGAATGTGGAACCTACGATACAAATACAAAAACTGTTCGTTGGGATAATGTCGTTTATGACGGTCATAATCAGCCGATTGATAGGCATCCATACGTCAATATTCGCATGAAAGATAAAGATACGCTTGATCGAGTTAGGTACAACGGAAACCCTGAAATGATAGGACAACCACAAGATGAGATTCAGTGAAGTGATTCAAGCCTTGATGGCTGGTGGCGGTAACGCCGTATGGCGCGGTGAGTGGGGAGGAGCCGTATTCCTGCGGTACTCCGAAGTGTGGAATGTCTTTGAACTTCACGGGCCACAGAAACGGGTAACGCAACTCGAAGAGTTGAGCCTGTCCCCAGGTGATTTGTTTGCTAACGACTGGGCAGTAGTTGTACTTGATCCGCGAACCGGGGAGGTTGCCAAGTGATACCTTTTGCTATTGGTGCTTTGGTGGGGGCTGGATGCGTGGCGTTATGGTCGGAACTCTATACACGCTGGCTGTATAACGATGTCAAGAAAAGGGCTAAGGCCCAAGGCATCAGTAAGGAAAAGATGAGGGCTGCTATGCTCTGGGCTACCAGCGCGGAGATACGAAAGAACCTAGATGAGTAGAGAAAAGGAGTACGAAGATGGCAGCACAACCCGGAGCAGGTAGACCAACAAAGTACACACCGGCAACGGTAGCCAAGCTCACAGACGCTCTGCGAGGTGGTAACACCCGCAGGGCTTCCTGCGCTGCCGCTGGTATAAGTCAGGAAACACTGGCTAGATGGTTAGCCGAAAATGTTGATTTTAGGGATGCTATAGAAAAAGCAGAAGGTGAAGCCGAGCTGCGCAACCTTCAGGTCATCCAAGATGCAACCCGCACGACTTGGCAAGCGGCGGCATGGTGGCTTGAACGCAAGCACAAGGCCGACTGGTCTAGCCGGGTAGAGCAGACCGGCGCAGACGGTAGCCCGGTCAAGGTGATCGTGGAGTACGCGGATAAGCCCGGTGCATGAGCTTCACCACGGCAACTGTCTTGACATCCTGCGCACCATGCCGGATTGCTCGATTGATGCAGTCGTAACCGATCCACCGTACGGCCTATCCTTCATGGGCAAGCGTTGGGATTACGATGTTCCATCAACCGAGATATGGGCAGAATGCTTGCGGGTACTGAAGCCTGGCGGTTACCTGCTGGCGTTTGCTGGTACTAGGACACAACACCGCATGGCGGTACGCATTGAAGATGCCGGGTTTGAGATTCGGGATATGTTAGCGTGGATGTACGGTAGCGGGTTCCCAAAGTCTCACAACTTAGACGGTGAACATCAGGGCTGGGGTACAGCACTCAAGCCAGCCATGGAGCCTATCACGATGGCACGTAAGCCCTTCAAAGCCACGGTAGCGCAAAACGTGCAGGAGTGGGGTACAGGCGCCATCAACATTGACGGTTGCCGGATAGAAACCGATGATTCTTGGAATATTATACGGGGGAGTGTTGTCGGGTTGGATGGTGGATTCCTAAAGGGCAAAAAGGAAATACCAAGACAAGGCAACACCCTTGGTAGATTTCCTGCTAACGTGATGCACGATGGAAGCGCTGAGATTCTGCAAGGCATGGGCGAAGCGGCACGATTCTTCTACACGCCCAAAGCCTGTAAGAGTGATCGAGAAAATGGATGTTTCGCATTACCGTTAGTGTCTTATGAAATGAACAGGCCGCCAGACAGTGACGTTGATCTAGTCCCAACCGTAAACCGCAACTTCCACCCAACCGTAAAGCCTACCGATTTGATGCGCTACTTGTGCCGTATGGTTACACCTACCGGCGGCATCGTGCTTGACCCCTTCACCGGATCAGGTAGCACCGGGCGCGGTGCAGTGCTTGAAGGCTTCCGGTTCATCGGTTGCGAGATGGATGCAGACTACATAGAGATAGCGAAAGCCCGCATCCTTGCAGCTGAGAAAGCGTACCAGCCTTGCCTGACATTCGACTAGTCTTACCAAGGCCACATGAAGCCCAGCAGGTCATCCTGCGGGAAGCCAAGCGGTACAACGTGCTTGCCTGCGGGAGACGCTTTGGAAAAACCACGCTGGGCGGTAATCTTTTATCTGACCCGGTGCTTATTGACGGCTTGCCGTGTGCCTGGTTCGCTCCTACCTACCGCTTGCTTGAAGAGGCATACGCCGATCATAAGCGTATCTATGCTCCGGTCATCCGCAGGGCTGTACAAAGCCCAGCCCCGCGCATCGAGCTTATAACCGGGGCAGCCATCGATTACTGGACGCTTGATGATCCTAGCACGGTAGCCCGTGGTCGTAAGTACAAGCGGGTCATCATTGATGAGGCAGCCATGGCACGGCATCTAGAGCAAGCCTGGACGGAAGCCATACGCCCAACGCTAACAGACTTCAAAGGGGATGCGTTCTTTCTCAGTACGCCCAAAGGCTCCAACTACTTCCGTACCCTCTACAACCAAGCCGCTACGGATGCCGACTGGATGTCTTGGCAGATGCCAACCACGGCTAACCCTTGGATAGATCCGGAGGAGGTAGGCAAGGCTGGTGAGTCCTTGCCTAGCATTGCTTTCCGGCAGGAGTACCTCGCGGAGTTCGTGGATGCTGCTGGAGCTCGTATCAAGCGGGAGTGGCTACGGTACGGTGATTGCCCTGAAGGGTTGCCTACCTACATAGGGGTTGACCTTGCCATCAGTACCAAGAGTGAAGCCGACTACACCGGGGTTGCTGTAGTGAGCCGGGGTGATGATGGCACAATCTACGTAAGAGACATCAACCGTACCCGCGCGGACTTTGCTTCCGTCCTGCGCTTCATCGAGATGATGGCGGCTAAGTGGAATCCTAGCATGATCGGCATCGAGCAGGTTCAATACCAAGCCGCTGTTGTGCAGGAGCTTCTAAGGCGCACGAAACTTCCTATCCGGGGCATCCGCCCAGACCGTGACAAAGTGACCCGCTTTGCGCCTTTGGAAGCCCGGTACGAGCAAAGCCAAGTCATGCACTGCCAAGGGTTACCGGCTTACTTTGAGGATGAGCTACTATCCTTCCCGGTTGGGCGGCATGATGACGTGGTAGATGCCCTGGCGTACGCTTGGCAGGTGTGCGGATCTAAGCGTTCATGGGGAGCCGTCTAGTCCTGTGGGATACTGAAGCCATGGGTATCTTTGACCGCTTCCTTGGGCGTAAAGCCGCAGCCAACCCGACACAGGCACTACCGTTGCCACTCAGTCAGTCTAGAGACATCTACCTCACTGGTTACGGCTCTGGTCAGCTGCAAACACTCCTGCGCCGGGCGCTCCCTGGAAGTACTAAGGACTGGGCTAGAGTAGCCGGTGACCTTGGGCTAAATGGCGTGGTTGCTAGTGCCATTGACTGGTACGTTAGGAACTACCCACAGGCCACGCCGCGCTACTACCGACCGGTAGACAGCCAGCAGGCAGAGCCGGTAGAAGACCACCCGGTGCTACAGCTCATGGCGCAACCGGATCCGATGATAATGGGTAGCCTTTTCTGGGGCTGGTGCATCCAAGACTACAAGTTGTTTGGTAACACCTACCTGAGAAAGATTCGCTCTTCCACCCGTGGCACCGTGACCGCTTTGCAGTTTCTACCGCAGGACATGGTCAGACCGGTAGGTAACGGCGTAAACCCGCTAACCCACTACATCTACACCACGGATGGGCGCTCCTTTGACATCCCGGTAAGTGACATCATCCACATCCGGTACGGTAGAGACCCAAGCGATATCCGCATTGGTAGAGCGCCGCTTACCGCTGTCCTGCGCGAGATTGCAACCGACAATACCGCAAGCACTACCGCATATGGACTCTTGGCAAACGGCGCTATGCCTTCATTGATTGTCGGGCCTGATGCCAAAGAGACAACCGTTGACATGTCTATGGATGATGCCCGGCAGGTCAAGCGGCAACTGCACGAAGACCTAACCGGGGACGGGTCCGGCGGCATCGTGGTAATGACCGGTGCCTACAAGATGGATAGGGTATCCCTTACTCCTTCCGAGCTTGCTTTGGATTCTGTGAGACGTGTACCAGAGGAGCGCATCTGTTCAGCCCTTGGCATCAACCCTATGGTCTTAGGGCTTGGTTCAGGCTTAGAACGGTCTACCTACAGTAATTACGAACGCGCCCAGCAAGCGGCTTGGGAAGATGGCATGGTGCCGTTGCTCCGTACCTTGGCGGATGCCATCACCGCTGACCTGCTGCCGGAATACCCTGAGACACAGCAGGGTGATTATGTAATGTACGACCTTGAAACCGTGCGGGCGCTTGCCGATGATATGCAAGCGGAAGCCACACGGGCAGAGCGCCTGTACAAGTCTGGCATCATTGATCGTGCGGAAGCCAAGCGCATAGCCGGGCTTGAAGCCGTGCCGGAAGATACCGGCGTACTGCATCCATCAGCTATCAGCGTACAGGCTGGCACGAGTGCATCGCTGGCAGAGACAACCAACGCGGCAGGTATCCTCATCCGCTCTGGCTACGACCCGGGTAGCGTTACGAGCTTCCTCAACCTGCCAGTACAGCACACAGGAGCCGCTCCGGTTACCCTGCGAGATGAAGCCAAAGCGTACGAGATGAAGTTTGTACCGAACGCTGGCATGGTTGAAGCGGCACAACGGGCGCTTGACTGGAAGGCGGAAGGTTTCGATGGCGGGACACGCATAGGGCTTGCAAGGGCTAACCAAATCGTAAACGGTGAGAAACTTTCCGAAGACACGATACTGCGGATGTATTCTTTCTTTTCACGGCATGAAGTCGACAAGAAGGCTGAAGGGTTCAACGCTGGTGAGGAAGGTTTCCCCAGTCCGGGGCGTGTAGCCTGGGACTTATGGGGCGGTGATGCCGGGTTCCGCTGGGCAACATCCAAGCGTGACCAGATGCAGGGTGAAGAGTCGAAGTCTACCGATTGTTGCACTCCGGGGGTAGTGTATAAGAGCCACCCTTTTTACGGGTACGAGCTGGAGGCCAGCTCAAGCGAGTAGACACCGGGACGGGCAGGATTTATGCCGCATCCCAGAAGTACCGGAATGACCTGCTAGAGCGTGAAGGCGTGGCCATCAGCCGGATGCAACGCGCATACAAGGCAGCCACCAAGGCCAGCATCGATGAGCTTGAAGCGCTGGAGGGCAGGATAGCCGAGCGTGAAGCCAACGGGGAACCGCCAAGCGAAACCATACTCTGGATGCGCCAACGGATCATAGATAACATCGAGCAGCTTGGAAAGAACCTGAAAAAGTTCAGCGTAGAAGGAACACAAATAACAATCGATGGCCAGACTGAAGCCGCTACGCTTGCTAATGATGCAACGCAAAGCCTTGTGGAAGCGGCAGCGGGTAAAAAGCCCGCCAACGTTTCCATTGGTTCTTCATGGACAAACTTACCAGACGAGCAACTCCAAGCCTTTGTCGGGTTCGCTGGCGATGGTTCACCTCTGGCTGAGTTATTCAATAAGATTCCACAGGTAACTACCGATGCCATGCAGATGGCTTTGGTACAGGGCATCAGCCTCGGTGAAGGCCCGCGCACGGTAGCGCGGCGTGTACGCAAGGCGGCAGACATTGGGCGGCAAAGAGCCGAGACGATAGCCCGTACCGAAATGATACGTGCAAGCCGTGAAGCACAGCGGCAACTCTATACGCAAAACCCTGCGGTGCAAGGTTACCGTAGGCAGGCTACGCAAGATGCGCGGGTATGCCTTGCTTGCTTGGCTCTATCCGGCACCCTTCAGGCTACTGATACGATCATGCCAAGCCACCCGAACTGCCGGTGTGTCATGATTCCTGCGACTATGTCTTGGGCTGAGATTACAGGCGATGACAGCATTCCAGACACCCGGCCAGAGGTTGCTACCCCTGAACGCATTCTTGCTGGTTTGACTGATGCTGAGAAGATGGCAATTATGGGGCCTGCAAGGTTTGAACTTTACAAGAATGGGAAACCATTACTTGATATGGTTCAAATCAAGCAGGATAAGGATTGGGGGCCTACTACAAGTGTCCTGCCGCTGAAGGATATCGGTGGCCCTTTGCGTGTACAACTACCAACTGCACCGAAGACACCTAAGGGCGCTGAAGCTCCTAAGCCTATTGAAGTTGTGAAGCCATCTATCAATCGTGATCCGCAGGCACTACTCGAAGCGTTCAAAAAAATAGGGCCTAAAACATCTGAGCAAATTAGTCAGGAACGTGATGAATATTTTGCGGAACGAAGCTTGTTTATACAGAGCAAAAAAGCTCAAGGTATTCAAAGAAGAGATGCGCTTGAGGAATGGAATATCGATAATGCAAAAAGATTAGAGTTTATAGAAAATCAAACTGCAAGTACAAAGATAACTGACGACATGCGTAAGAAAATGCATAAGTTGATGTTTTCCGATGATGCATTAGATATCCAAAAAGTGCCATACCAAGACGTTATTGAGCCACCAGATAAAAGGTTAGATGACAAATTCCATAAAGCTTACGATGACTGCATTGATTATGTTTTTAAGTTCATTGATAAAAGGAAACTATCTTTATCAGATGAGAGCATGATGATGAAGTTTGTAAACCTTGACGAGATACAAATCTTTATAGAACAAAAAGATAATGTTTATGGATTTTGTGAATGGTTTGGCGAAGGAAGAATTGCACTGAACGATAAACTCCAAAAATTGGAAACTAAATTTGAACCAACGTTTCACGAAGGTTCATCTTTCCGAACACTTGCACATGAAATGATGCACTGGCTAGATGCTAGAGATCCAGCACTAAGAAAACGGATAAGTAACTTTTATGAGAGAAGAACCGCTGGAGATGATTGGGAAGCTAGCAAATATGGCGGTGAGTACAAAAAAGATGAATGGCTTGAAGCATATATGGGTCAGCGTTATAAACCATTAGAAGATCAAGGGTATGGGCTCGAAGTCCCGACACGCGGTATTGAATATCTTCTAAGTGATCCGCTTAAGTTTGCGCAAGAAGATTTTGACCACTTCAGTTTCATGATTACCGAGGTATTAGGTACCGGCAAATGAAAGTCATAGTTCGGCTAGACGATGCTCAAATGATTATTGAAAGCCCAGACGTGTACACTCGTCCAAAAATATCCGGCAGCTTGTGGGATGCAATGAAAATGACATCAATTTCTGCATGGCTTGCGTTATATAACCAATCTAGATTTCATAAATACGAAGAGATTGATTTTGCGTTAGCACTTCAAAAGGATCCATTGATGACTGTGGACTTTGTTGAGCCTATAGACGGGTACGATGCAGGTAAATATAACACCGTTTAGCCTATGTGGGATAGTGAAGCCATGGACTTGCTGACATCTTCCGTTGACGGTATCAAGAGCGACAGGCTTGGCTACGTCAAGGGCTACCTCGTGCGCTTTGGTGATACCAAGACCGCCGACCTTGAGGGTGACTTTTTCACCGCTTCAACCGACTACGGCTTTCCGGTTTCCAAGGGTCAGCGCGTACCGCTCAACGTCTACTACCATCACGGCATGGATGCCGCTGTCGGAAAGAAGTCTATCGGTACAGGCTACATCAAGATGGACGATACCGGGCTTTGGTATGAGGCACAGTTGGATCTAGCCGATGAATACGGCTCGATGATCGCGAAGCTCTGCAAGCAAGGCAAGATGGGCTTTTCATCTGGTGCTGCTGGTCATCTGGTAGAGCGCAAGAGCATGGGCGGTGCTGCTGAGATTACTCGCTGGCCTATCGCTGAGGCATCGATTACCCCAACACCCGCCGAGTATCGTAACAGCGTCAAAAGCCTAAAGGAGTATTACGGCATGGAGCCTATGATGGATATGGAAGAAGAAGAGATGGTAATGGCTCCAATGCCGGAACAGTCCCCGGAAGAGTACGCCATGTCGGTCTTTGATGAGTCTGAAGGTGACCTAATCCACGAAGGATTGGAAGCCTACTACGATGCGCTCTGTGGAGCCATCGAAGCCGTATCAGATCAAAGCATGGCGGATGCCATCATAGATGAATTTGCTCGACGTGCTAAAGGCTTGTATGCCATGCACGGCATGAAGAGCGTACAACCCGCATCCCTGCGGGGTGTTGAACGTCGACTGCGGGATGCAGTCGGTTTGTCACGGTCAAGTGCCAAGCGCTTGGCTCCCGTAGTCTGGGATTCTCTGCGGGATGCAGACCAGCCGGAAGAGCAGCCGTCCATCGTAGTAGAGGCGAAAGCCCATGACAATGACGAACGCCAGGAACTGCTGGCACGTCTGGAGTTGCTAACACAACTATGAATCTGACACAACTACAGAATCAAAAAGAATCTGTGCTTGCTACCGCTCGGGAGCTTGCTTCCGGTAACGGTGACCTCGCACAGGTCAAGTCCCTGATGGCTGAAGCCAAGGGCATCGAAGAGCGCATCGAGACCATCAAGGCACTCGGACAAGGCCACCCTGTGGCAACCGAAGTGCAAGTAGACCAGCCTTGGAAGTCGGGCGGCGTTGGACGCAATCCATTGTCCGGCACCCGTGATGAAGCGAACTACAAGGCGTACTGCTGGGGCCAGTGGGGCCGCTCTATCATGGGCAACCGCAAGGCCGCTGAGTGGTGCAAGGCTAACCTGAAGTCACAGTCGGAAGGCACGACAACCGCTGGTGGTTTCACCGTACCGGATCCGTTGTCTTCTGAGCTTATCTACCTCCGTGAGCAGTTCGGAATTGCTCGGCAGAACTGCCGCATCTACCCGATGTCTAGCGATGTCCTCAACGTGCCTAACGCAACCGCAAGCACAACGGTTTACTACCCTGGAGAGAATACCGCTATCACGGCATCCGACCTGACATTTGCACAGGTCAACTTGGTTGCCAAGAAGCCATCGGTTCTTACTCAGGTTTCCAAGGAACTGGCAGAAGATAGCATCATTGACTTTGGTGCAACCCTTGCCCGTGACATGGCTTATGTCCTTGCGAAGGAAGAAGACCGCGTTGTTTTCAACAATGCAGTAGACTCCACGAGCGGCCTCGATGGCATCCTTTATGCCATCTACAGCAGCAACGCAACCAAGGCTAACATTGCTTCCTTGCAGGTCTTCACAACCGGCCAGACAATCACCTACAGCCCGACACTTGCTAACCTCAAGGGTATGGTTGCCAAGCTCCCAACCTATGCCGCTAACGCTAAGTGGTATATGCACAAGGAGATTTGGTACAACGCGATTGCACCACTGCTCGATGCACTCGGTGGAAACGCTATCAGCGACATCGCAAATGCTTACGGGCCTACGCCTATGCTCTACGGTTACCCTGTCGTGTTCGTCCAGAATATGCAGAAAACCTTGGCAGCATCCACGGCTTATGTCCTCTTGGGTGACCTGAGCATGGGTACAGCATTCGGTGACCGCCGAACCGTTACTATCGAGGTTTCGGATCAGCGCTACTTTGTTGAGGATGCGCTTGCATTCAAGGCAACTGAGCGTTTCGCATTCAAAGCGTTTGACATCGGTAACGTGGATTCAACAGCAGCCAACCGTGTCCCTGGCTCGCTTATCGTTGGAGCATCCGCAGCTACATAAGCCTAGCGGTTCGTATCTCAAGCCCTCGGCAGACGTGCCGGGGGTTTTCTTTTATGTGGGATAGTGAAAGTATGATGACACGAGCCGAAGCGATAGCGCAGGTATCCCTTTTTGTGGATGCCCAAAGTTATCCGCAGATGTCCACAACCGAGATAGGGAGCATCCTAGATTCTTTCTCCCGGTTCACCACTTGGACGGCTAGCACTACCTATGCTGTCGGTGACCGTGTAGTGCCTACAACGCCTAATGGCAGGGTCTACGAGTGCCGGGTGGCTGGAACATCAGGCACGACACAACCTGATTATCCGGTTTATTCTCCCTACCAAGTCAAGGGCTTTACGCTGGAAGATGGCACGGGAGACCCTACCCTGATGTGGGTTGACCAAGGCCCGATCAATGTGGAGCGCTACGATGTCAGAACAGCCACCCGGCAAGCGTGGATGATAAAAGCAAGCCGTTGCGCTAGTGACATCGATGCTAAGGAAGGCACAAGCGATGTGAAGCTTAGCCAACTCAAAGCACACTGCCTAAGCATGGCAGAGCGATATCGCCCTCTGGTGTTCGCATGAGTCCGATTCTACGCGCAACCATCAGCGCTGGCATGGTACGCAACCTTTGCCAAGACCGGGTAGAAATACACCGCTTCACGCTTACCGAAGACGGGCGTGGTGGT